TCATTAGCTGTTGGTTCTAACAGAATAATTTTAGGTGCTCAGTTTGCTGATCCTTCTTCAAATTCTTCTGCTGGTTCTGTATTCTACTGGAAATTCACACAAGAACTTACTTCTATCAGTTTTAGTGGCACATATAGGACAATTTTACAAGCATTGGTTCAGGATATGCGTAATGGTAGCAACAGTCATGTTTGGGATGCATCTGCTGCTCTCGTAGATAGATCTGGTGCTAGTGTTAGTGGTATTGTTGGTTATACAACAGTTGATGATAATCAATTATTGACTGGTTTACAGACAATCCAAGGTCTTATGAGATCTATTGTAAACTATGTTCCTATAACTATCGCAGGTACTCATGGATTTACTCAATTCACTGATGCAACTGTTACTGATCAATCTTATAATACACTTTCAACATTAACTGCTGCTGCAGGAACAACTTATACTGCATCGACAGGTTTATTGGTTATTACTTCTAATAACCATGGACTTACAACTGATAGTTTGATTAGAATCAATCCTGATTCTTTATCATTCACATGTTCTAAGGATAATAATGAAACCATTCACACATATCCTCGTAAGACAGATCCATTCTACAATAAAGTTCTGAAAGTTATTGCAGTAACAACAAATACGTTTACTGTAAATGTTGGTGTATCTCCTGTTGGTGAGCAATATACTCACACATTTAGTAGTGCTCTTACAAATGGTATTGTTGTTCTCAATTACACTAGATTAGGTTGTGCAGACGTTGTATCCACAGTTCATAACCTTTTAGATATTGCAGAAGATACAATTAGTGAAGCAATTGGTACAACTACTAACGATCAAAATGCTGATCACCTTGCTACAATTACTAAAGTTACTCCTATAACTGAATTTGTTGGTGCTACAGTTGACGCATTCCAACAAAATGAATTTATTGGAACATATCATGATGGTGCTAATGATCTTGTTTACACAAATCAGATTGGTGCTGATTCTCAATATAGATTCCGTGATGCGGCAAACTTAATTAGGGCAAACAGTTCTGTAATTGTTGATAAGGCATCTGCAGATATGCTTAATAGATATCCAGATCTTACTAGTGAAATGCCTAGAAATATTTTAGGTAGTACTGCTGGTACAGAACGTTGTCAAGCTGACTTAGCAATTATTGTTAATGAAATTGCGAAAGATATTGAGCATGGTGGTAATGAAAATACTCTTACTGCTGCTAAATTCTACCTGAATACTGTTAATGAAATTCAACATATCAGACTTCAGGTATGGCAATCTGTCTATGCACATGAAAGATTAGGTTTTTATATTAAGCAAGCGATTAATGGTAATCTCGATTATAGTAATACTAATAATATTATTACTGGTGACTGGGGAATTACTAATGATGCAGTAAGTCAATTTACAGCATCAACAGCAACTTATGATCCTGCAACTGGTCTTATTGAAGCAACTATCGGATCTCACAGTCTTGAAGTTGGAAATTTAGTTAATGTTGCAAATGGTTCTTTAACATTCAGTTGTGCAATGGATGGTAATGCTACTAACCATGCATATCCAAGATCAACTGACCCTGCATCAGGTTCTAACTTAGAAATTACTGCAGTATCAGGTACAACAATCACATTTAATGTAGGTACAACACCTAATGTAAATTATACACCTACTGCTGCCACATACAATACTACAACTGGTGATTTAGTACTAACAATTGGTTCACATAGTTTGAGTACAGGTCAAACTGTTAAACTTGCGACAGATTCATTAACCTTTGAATGTCCTGCTGCTGTTGGAACTCACACATTTGTTAGTGGTGTTACGAGTGCTATTACATCTTCTTCTGGAGGACCATTTACTGCTGGAACAGGAACAACATATAATCCAACAACAGGTGAGTTGGTATTAGAGATTGGTACTCATACTTTAAGTACCAGTGACACAATCCAAATTGCTAATAGTGGTATAGTCTTTACTTGTGATGCTGATAATCATGCAACAAATCATGCTTATCCTCGTGCTACTGATCCTCAGTCTGGACAGAACATTGCAATTTCTGCTGTTACTGGTACAACAATTACAGTTAATGTTGGTATAGCATCATCGACTAGTCAAAGTACATATCCTCGTGCAACAGGTGCTGCTACATCTAGTGGTGCTGACTATGCATATGACACACCATTAACAATCACTGCCACCACTGGAACTTCAATTACACTTAATGTTAATGGTGGTCAGGGTGCTATTAGTGTTAATTCTGCTCATACATTCGTAAGTGCCACGTCTGGTGCTCTAATTACTGGTGGTAATTATGCTCATACATTCGTAAGTGCAACTGCTAATGGAATTACTAGTGGAGGTGCATGTGCAAATGTACAAAATGCTGTTGATACTCTAATTACAACTGTTAATGATCTTATTGCTCCAACTAGTAATGATTACAATATTGCTGCTGATAGATTATATTTCAATAGAAAGTATATTGCAGAAGAAATTTCAGGTCGTAATACTGGTGGACAAAATGGATTACTTGGTCAAGAACTAAGATATACTATTGATAGTGGTACTTACAATGCAATCTCTTATAATCAGGATACTTATGATACTTATATCAAGGACTTTATACTGGCGTTAATTTCTGATCTTCAAACTGGTGGTGATAATAGTGTAATCACTCAGATGCAGAAATTCTTATCTACTGATCTTAAGATTAGTGATGATATTGATAGTCAGTTATTTGCTTTCTTCTATGCTCACGAGCAGATTAAGATGCTTGCTGAGAAGGCAATAAGAAATATACTTTATAATGCAGGATCTTCTGTATCTGGTTCTGAATATGCTGCTGTACATACAAATGATTCAGCATATAGGGATACTGAATCTCCAACTGATATTGACTCAGTAGTTTATAGAATGAGAAGACTTATTGATATTGCTCTTGATACAATTGCTCCAGGTGATGTTGAGGCACGTAGTGCAGTTAAGAATATTCTGTTTAATGAAAATTATTACAAGGCAGAAATTGCTTCTACTGTAAATGCTCAGTTTGGAACAAATTCTTGGCAATATGATTCATTTGTCTCAGATATCATCGATAATATACAATATGATTTGTTTACTACAGATACAGGTAAATCTAGAATTGCACATACAGTAACTCTTGAATCTTATAGTGGAACTTTTACTGTAGGTAACACATTAACTGATGGTACAAATACTGCAGAAATTCTGTACGTTTCTGGTAATACTTTGATTATTGGTGCTCCATATGTAGCATTTACTCCTACTGCTGCCACATATGATCCTGTAACTGGTGATATGGTATTAACTATTGGAACACATAGTTTAACAACAAGTGATAGTATTAGGTTATCTGCAGATTCGCTAACATTTGAATGTGATAACGGTGGAGTTGCTCAAAGAACATATCCTCGTGCATTGGGTGCAAATACTGGAAGCGGTTCTGACTATGCATATAATACTGATCTTAACATTACTGCTGTAGGTGCTACAACTATTACTGTTAATATTAACGGTGGACAAGGTACAATCAGTCATAACTACGCTCACACATTTATTTCTGCTACTACTGGTGCTGTACAGACTGATGGTACTTTAAGTGAGGGTGCTAGTATCACATCTAGTGGTGCTACAGGAACCATTGATACTGACGGAGTTACTCTAGCACATCAGTGGTATGAAAATATTAGTAATATTAAAACTATTGAAGGTGCAACTGCAATATCTTCTCTAATTGAGGGATCTGTAGTCAATACAAACTTATGGACTTCACCTGAAATCTTTAATTCAAATTGGACTACGACCTTAAGTACAGTTACTGCGGATACAGGTAATTCTCCAGATTCTACAAAGACTTCAGACAAAGTTGCAGTAACAGAAACTACTGGTGAGCATTATATTGAAAGAACTTATTCGTTAACTGCTTTTGATACCTTTGATAGTGATGGCACTACATTTGATAATGATACAGAAACATTTGATACTGGTGCTAGTGATGCTCTTCAAACATTTACATCATCTATGTTTGTTAAGGCATCTGAGTACAATAATGTACAGTTCCAAGTTCGTTTGGATGGTGGAACTGTAAATGCTAAATTTAAGGTCGATCTGAATACAGGAACATTAGGATCTCTATTTGTTCAACCAGGTATCACTGTTATTGATCATGGTGCAATTCCATTCGGTAATGGTTGGTTTAGATTGTATATCACTGCTCAGTTTGGTTATGGTTTCTCTAATCTTAGAAACAGACTTAATGTTCTTCAAAACATTACACAAGTTGATAATTTTACTGGAACTTCTACAAACATTAAAGTTTCTCCTACTGATACAAATGCATCTGCTTTCTATGGATACAACGGATCTTTAGATGTTGGAAATGGTAAGATTGTTGTTGGTGGTTATAATGATAGTGCTGATGGTTTCAATAATAATGGTTCTGTTCGTATTTTTGATCTAGATGGTACTAATGAAATTGAACTTGTATGTGGTAATGCCAATGATAATCAAAAATATGGTTATGATGTTGCAATTGGAAATAATAAGATTGCTGTTGGTGCATATGGAACAGAAACAGATGGACAAGCAAACGCTGGTGCTGTATATCTCTACGATTTAAATGGATCTAGTGAAATGGAAATTTCATTAGAAGATGTTCCTGGTGCTACAGTTGCAGCAGGTCAATTCTTTGGTCAAAGTGTTTCTATTGCAAATAGTCAAGTCTTTATTGGATGTCCAAACGTTACTGTTTCTTCTGTTGGTCTATGTGGTGCTGTTTTTGTATTTGATCTCAACGGTAATTATGTAAGAACTATTAGTGCATCAGATAAAGCAGCTAATGATGGATTTGGATCTGCAATCGCTACTGGTAATGGTAAATTGGTTGTTGGTGTTCCAGGTCAAGGAAGTAATGGTAAAGTCTATGTTTATAACTTAGATGGAACTAGTGAAGTTGGAATTACATCTTCTAATCCTGAAAGTGGTCTATTGGGTAATGCTGTTGCAGTTGGCGAAAACAAGATTGTGGTTGGTGCTTATCTTGCAAATGCAAATGGAATTACAGCATCTGGTAAGGCATATATTTACGATCTCGATGGAACTAATGAAGTTGAATTGTATGCACCTGTTGGCAGACGTGCTGCAACCGATATGTATGGTAGTTCTGTTGCTGTTGGTAGTGGTAAAATTGCAATCGGAGCACAACAAGATGAAACTAGTGGTAGTGAGACAGGTATTGTTTATACCTATGATCTTGATGGAACTAATGTAGAAGAGGAAGAAGGTTTTGATTCAGCAAATGCTGAATTCTTCGGTAGTGCTGTAGAATTATTTGATGGAAAACTTTATGCTGCTGCATATTCAGCGAAGTCAGCAACCAATCTTACTGGTGTTGGTGCTGTTTATATTGTTGATGTTACTGGTGGTGCTGGTATATTTGCTTGGGGTGCAAAACTTACAAATCAAGCATTAGCAACATATGTTGCTGTCAGTGGTCAAGAGTTTTACGCTAACGCAGAATTTAACATTAAGAAATTTGCTCTCGATCTTATGCAAGATCAAATTGGTCGTGCATTGGCTGATGAGTTACCAAGTCCTTCTACTTCTGCTAGTTTCTATAAATTCTTTGATTCTACTGCTGCTGCAAATTATAATTCTAATACAATTAATTCATTTGTTAGAACTAGTATTGATATCATTAAAGAGCAATTAAAATCTAGCATCTACTATACAACTATTACTGAAAATAATCCATTGACTGTTCCAGTCAAGAATTATGGAGATCGTAACATTCCTGTTGGTATTAGTGGTGAAGTTATTGGATCTGACTTCATCTATTCTGAGGATAGAGATTTTTATGCAGAAATTCAAACTGTAACTCTAAACGAAGCAGATATTGCTAAAGTTTATAAGAGATTCAGGATTGATGGTGATATTACAGATGGTCCTTTTGTTATGAACGAAGTTGTTCAGAAGCAAGGTGATGCTACTGTTACTGGTATAGTTTATGGATTTGCTACTGATGCAAACTATAAGTATCTTGATGTTCAGGTAACTGGTGGAACATGGCAAGTTCTAGACACTATTGTAGGTGCTACAAATGGTACAACTGCACAAATGACTGCTATTGAAGATCGTTTACATATTATCGATATTAAAGGATCCTTTACTACAGATATTCCATTCAAAGGATATACAAGTGGTAATACAGCAAAACCAGTTATCTTTGCAAATAATCAAGCAGCAGTAACAGATAATACTGGTGGTAAGTTAACAGTTGATACTGAAACTCTTATTGGTTCTCTTGAAGTTAATTCTGTTGTATACCCAGAATCTTCTAGAGAATATCTAGAAGTTACTAAGTATGCTGGTCTTGATCTTGAGGTTGGTGATAAGATTGCATCTATTGGTCACAGACGTTTGACTGTTACTATTGATAATAACTTTAATCAATTCGTACCTGGTCATAAAATATATCAAATTAATGGTACTGCTCAGAATACAAACATTTATGGAGTGATTACTGAAGTTGATACCGATAATAATTACATTTACTATGTCCCAGTTCAAGGAACAATTAATAATGGTAATACAGTTGGAGACTATGGTTTAGGTGGAGTTGTATTACAAGGATCTGCAACTATTAGTAACATAACTGCTTATGGTGGTGCTGCTTCTGGTCTAATTCAGGATATTCGTGATGCAGGTCTTAATAAGAGATTGTATCTCACTAATATTTCAGGAACATTTAGTGGAAGAGATGGTATTAGAGGTGCTGGTGATTATCGTTCTGCAGTTGTTACTAGGGAAATTCTTAGGGCACGAGTCAAACGTTTCTTCAAAGGATTTGATGGTACTCAAACCACATTCGATCTCACGATTAATAATGGTACACAATACCTTCCAGATCCTGATGGACATATGCTCGTCTTTATTAATGGTGTTCTTCAACCTCCTGGTAGTGGTAATTCTTACAACGCATTCTCTGATAAGATTCAGTTTACTGAACCACCTGATTTAGGATCTTCTTTCACTGGTTTCTATATTGGTAAATTAAGACAACTTGATGATATTGGATTTGAATTTGATTCTTTACGTCAGTCATTTAACCTTAAGCGTGATGATATTTTCTACTCTCTTACGCTCACCGATGGTGTTCAGTCTAGTGTTATTAGACCTGAAAATAACATTCTCGTTTCTGTCAATGGTGTTCTTCAAGAACCTGGTGTTGGTTTTGAGATTGTTGGTTCAAGAATTATATTCTCTGAAATTCCTCGTTTTGGATCCACATTCGTTGCATTCTCTTATGTTGGTTCTGAGGCAGACGTTGATGCTGACGTGGTTGTACCACCAGTTGAAGCGGGTGACTTTATTGACATTGAAGGTGAGGTAAGTGACCGTGAGGTCGCTGTTATTGAGTCTTCAAACTCTCTTATTACATTCGATTATCTTGGATCTGTATTTGGTCAAGATGCTGAAGCAACAGCAGTCTTAACTAACGGATATATTGAAAAAGTTAGCGTTACATCTGGTGGATCTGGATATACGTCTAGACCTGTTGTTAGACTTGATTCTATATCTGGTTTTGATGGTAACGTTAAAGCTCTAGTTGGTGTCGCTGGTGTGACTGTCACTGCGGGTGGAACTGGATATAAAAATCCATCTATAGATGTTGCAACTGAAGTTCCTGATGACTGGAATCCCCCAGATCTTTCCTTATATGGTGAAGAAGTAATCGATCCTGAAGTAAACCCATAAATAACTAAAAAGTGTAGCAAGTAATGGCTAAACAATCCCTCAACATTGGTACTACAGCTAATGACAATACAGGTGATACCCTGAGGAGTGGCGGTGACAAAATCAATGATAATTTTAATGAAATATATACTGCCATAGGTAACGGTACTGCTTTAGGTATTACTGTTTCCAACCCCGCAGTTGGTCAGGTTTTAAGATATAATGGGAGTACCTTTACTCCATCGAATTTTAACTCACTCACTTCTGCGTTAGATGTTTCTGGAAACTCTATTATTTCCGCAAATGATGGTGATATTACTCTTGTTCCAAACGGAACAGGTGATGTAAGAATTACTGCTGGATCTCAAACTACAATTTTTGATGGATCTAATGGAAATGTTTCTGTAGCATCTACTATTTCATATAAAAATGAATATACTTCATTAGGTGGTGCTCCTTCTGCAGCATCTACACCTGGTTATTTCTTTACAGTTGATGGTGATGATAACCCTTATGTAAATATGAACATCACTTCTGGTGGTGTTGGTGATAGTAGGGTAAAACTTCTTACTGAGTATTCGGGGATTGATGCTCTGTCTGATGTTGATATTACAACTGCTGCTCCTACTGATGGACAAGTTTTAAAATGGAGTGCTAGTGGAAGTAAATTTATTCCTGCTGATGATGTAGCTGGTGCTGGTCAATCAAATACTTTCTCAATTATTAACGGTGATACTGGTACTACCACAGCAAATACTACTTCAGATACATTAACAATTGCTGGTGGGACTAATATTACCACAGCAGTTTCTGGTGATACGGTAACTTTAAACTTTACTGGAAGTCTTACTACGACTTTCGCAGCATTAACAGATACTGATGTCACAGGAATTGTTCAAGGTGATTCTCTATATTGGAATGGTACTGACTGGGTTGTCACTAAAAGTCCAATGACTTGGTGGGAAGTTGGTTCAGATGGATCAAATCACTATACGATTAATGGTCCTGGTTTTTCTACTGCTACAAACGATCCAACTCTTTATGTCATGAGAGGTATGACATATGCATTTGACAATAGTGCAAATGGTGGGTCTCATCCTTTTAGAATTCAAAGTACTCAGGGACTTTCTGGAACTGCTTATACTGCAGGTCAAAGTGGTAGTGGAACAAATATCTTGTATTGGACAGTTCCAATGGATGCTCCCAATACTCTTTATTATCAATGCACCATTCATGCACTGATGAATGGAACTATCAACGTATTAATCTGATTTAAATGGCAAGAACTGTTCCTGGATCTGGTGCTGTCATCGAACCAATCTTTGATGAGATTTTCGGTGTTCGTGCAATAAAAGTATTAGACGGTGGTAGTGGTTATGATATATCCAATCCACCTAGACTTACTGTGAGTGGTTGTGGTACTCCTGATGAAGAATGTTTGTTATATCCAATCATTGATACAAATTCTGGTAGAATTGTACATGTTCGTGTATTAGAAAGAGGTAGAGGATATGACCCATTAAGATTGCAGTTTTTTCCAGAACAGGAAACTCCAAATGTTGTAGATTCTTTTGATATTAATAGAGTATGGCAATCACATCCAAATTCTCCTACAACAGGATCATTTAGTACTACTACTGATAGACTTCGCATTCAGTCTGATAATCATCCAAAACCTACTTGGATTCAAGAAGAGGCAGCACCTGGTGGTGGATCCCTAGTTGATCGAACTTTTGATCAAACATTTATATATCGTGGTGGTAAAGATGTACCTGATCCTGGTACTAGAGTAGAACAAAGTGATAAGGTAATAGGTATTCTTGCTAATGGAGGTCTTTTACACACTCCAGAGTGGGGTACTGAAGGTGGTGCTCCTGTTAATTTTGCTATTGATTCTATCAAATATGATTATATTAAAACTAACAGTGTATATGATACGGTAACTGAAGGAAACGTAAGATATTATCAATCTAGTAAACTTATTAATGAATTTGCTTTAACTAATGGTGTTTTCCATTGGGGTAAATTCAAACATTTTACTTGGACTACAAAAGTTGAAGCAAATGTTGTTTTAAATATCATTAATCCTGATGAAACTCTTGGTACATTTGAAGTTGGTAGAACAATTGATGAAATTGGTGGTAGTGCTAATGGAGAGATAACAAAAGTTGTTAGAGATGGTAATAATGTAGTTACTAGAATATATCTTAGAAATCTTAATGGTGATGATTTTTTAGAAAGTGATCTATGTTTAGGTTCTACAGGATTTACTTTTACTATTGCAAGCGATCCAATAGAATTTAATGCATTTTACATTGAGTTTGGTCCTGATGCTGCAAAATTTGGTCCTTTTTCACCAGGAACATATTATTTTGCTCCACAAAATATTACAGTAAAAAGAAATTATATAATCAATTTCGATCAATCAGACTCTACAAATAATACTCATCCTATTAGATTCAGTAGAACTCCTGATGGTACTCATAATGATACTCCAGGAACTCTTTATTATACAAGTTCTGGAGCATCTGCAGCACCAGCAGCAGACTATGAAAATGAATATGCTCCAATCTTCATGATGAATGAAGATGAAACAAATAGAATTTATTATTATTGTAAGAATCATCCAGACATGTCTGGTCAAGATGGTGATGAAGGTTATATGATAATCAGTTCAGATACTAGTGCTGAAACTTTAACCAATAATTATTATTCTGAAGATTACTATCAACCTGGTGATGCATCAACTATAGATCGTTCAAGACACGTTGATGGACACTCTAAGATTTTGGGTATGTCCTATGATGGTTATCCAATTTATGGACCTTATGGATATAATTCAAGTGGCAATGCTGCTAGAGAAGTTTCATCATTCCGTCTTAAAACTAATACAGAACTTCCTGGTACAAGACCTCAAGTAACAACTGCATCTACAGTTACCTATGCAGTGACTATTTCTAATGGTGAATTTTTATTTGATGGTTCTAGACCAAATTTCCTATCTCTTGATAGGGGTAAGACATACGTATTCAATCAAAATGATGCATCGAATAATCAAGAATTTTTATTATTCAGTACAACTAACAATGGTTGGCATAGTACAGGTGTTCCATCAGATATAGGACAAACTTCGTTCTTATATGAATTAGGAGTTCAATATTATATTAATGGATCTGCTGTTTCTGGATTTGCTGAATATCTTAGTGCTTTTAATGGAGCAACTACAAGAGAAATTAGATTTACAGTTCCTGTTTCAGCACCTACCACATTATATTGTTTTGGATATACTACTTCAGGTTTAGGTGTTAGAACTGTTCAGGTTGGTTATATTTTAGGAGATTTAGTACAAGATTATATCTATGATTCTTCAGTTGGATCTTTGGATGAATACAATGGTAAGTTTGCTGTAACACCAGAGTATCCTAACGGAACGTATGCGTATTTTATGACTGAAGATGGTAGTGGAAATCCTGTATATCCATATGTAATTGGTCCTAAGATGTATGGGGTTCCTTTATTTGAGGGAAGTGTAGTTCCTGAGGTTGCAGAGATTTTCCCTGATGGTGCTGCTGGTGATGTTGTATTGGATGATAATGGGGAAGTATCTTATATTAAGATGTCTAAAAATGGTGATAACTATTACGGACCTGCAAAAGCTAGAATATTAGGTGGTGAAGGATCTGGAGCAACTGGTGTTTCTACAGTTCAAACTGTTACTGGTTTAACTTTAAACAATCCTGGTAGAAGTTATGCTACTGCACCAACAGTTATTTTTGAAGGTGGTGGTGGACAAGATGCTCAAGGATCTGCCAAAATTAGTACTACTGGAAAAGTAACTTCTATTGCTATTGCTGATAGTGGTCAGTTTTATCAAGAAGCACCATTCATTTTGATTAGTGGTGGTGGAGGTATAGGTGCAAAAGCAGTTGCTACTGTTGATCAAGGATCAATTACATCGATTACTGTTACTGAGCAAGGAGAAGGATATACAACACCTCCAAAAGTTATCTTTACTAGATTGGTTGATCTAAAACGTAAGGCTGGTGCTCGTCAAGCAAATAATTCTTCAAACATTTATATTACTGGATTAACTAAAGCAATTACTCCTGCTGCTACTGAAATTTTTGTAAAATCTACAAGTTCTTTCCCTGGATCTGGTGATTTTATTGTTGGGTATGAAACTATTTCTTATACTGCAAAAACTGAAGAAAAATTCTCTGGTCTTACTCGTGGTGTCAACTTTAATTATGATCAAAGAGTTATTCTTGATACTAGTCAGGATGATAGAGATGGTATATCAACATATAAATTTAATGTTGGTGATAGACTCATTCGTAAAGTTGAGAGTGCATCCAGTAAAATTTCAAAGGTCTATGATTGGAATCCATCAACTAGAGAACTTTTAGTAGTTTTTGAAATTGATGAATTGGCATTTATTGATGGTGGCATTGCAGCAAGTGAAGATGCTACAGTTCAATTTGATGCTGGTGTTGCAGACAGTAGTACATCCAATAGTACTGCACCACACCCAGTTTTAATTACTGATGAGGTAACTGATGTTATCACATTATTAACTACACCTATTTCAACTATTACAAATAGAAAGTTTGAAGATGATGATGAAGAGGATGGTGCTGGAGATGGTATTCCAGATTTGGTAAATACAGGAACTACTTACGAGAATCAAATTAACCTTGATGGTGGTATTCATAATTCTCTTTATGGTATTGAAGAAACTCAAGGTGGAACAAATACAACTTTACTTGCTGCAGGTGATCAAATTAAAG